TCCAGGGCGCCTACCTCCGGGGCGCCGACCTCCAGGGCGCCAACCTCCAGGGCGCCTACCTCCAGGGCGCCTACCTCCGGGGCGCCGACCTCCAGGGCGCCTACCTCCAGGGCGCCTACCTCCGGGGCGCCGACCTCCAGGGCGCCAACCTCCAGGGCGCCTACCTCCAGGGCGCCTACCTCCGGGGCGCCGACCTCCAGGGCGCCTACCTCCAGGGCGCCTACCTCCAGGGCGCCAACCTCCGGTGCGCCGACCTCCGGTGCGCCGACCTCCGGTGCGCCGACCTCCGGTGCGCCGACCTTCAGGGCGCCCACCTCTGGGGCGCCGACCTCCGGGGCGCCCACTTCTGGGACATGAAGATTCGCTCTGCCACCGTCTTCACGGGCCTCTATGCCTACCTCGCCATGCCGGTGATTGCCGAGGATGGGACGGAATACGTCCGTCTCGGCTGCCACTTCCACAAGGTCTCTGAATGGGAAGAGAACTTCTGGAACAACGACCAGGATTTCCCGAACGATGGCAGCGCCAAGAGCCAAGAGCGGCTCATGGCCTATCGGACGTGCCTGGAATGGCTTCGCATTCACCGCGAGGCGGCCAAGGAAGAAGGTGCTAAGTGAACACCGAACAGAAATCCCTCGATGATCTTTTTGGTCCTGATGGCCTGGGCTCCGATTCCGGGCTGCTCAATCGCCTCCCCTGGCTATCCCGTGAGTCCGCTTCCACGCCAGATCTCGTGGAGGCCCTGGATCTGCTCCCGGAGATCGCACGCTGTCTTCGGAGCCGAATCAGCGCCCGCAACATCATCGCTTCCGCCAACCGGAAGTGCCCCGCGACCATGGCTGAGGTTGTGGCCGATACCTATGCCAAGAATGAAGCGCAGAAGGTAGATAATGCCCATGTCCATCCTGGTTTCGCGCCCATTCTCAACATGATGCGGGGTGACAAGTGAAGAATGAGATTTGCATCCTTAAACCTCACTCTGGGAAAGTTATTTTCTGTGCTGTGGTCCATGGCGAATTCGGCCACGCCACAATCTACATGGACGATATCACGCCAGAGCGTCTCCGAGAGGCCGCGAACGAAATGGAAAACATGAAAGGGGATAAGTGAGCCTCACGACTACCGAATCCGCCGCGCTGGAAGCCTTCGTGCTATTCGAGGTCGCCATTTCCTCACTGGAGATCATCGCCAACGGTGGGCACCAGTGCTGCGATAAAGCCGATCTCATGGCCGAGGCTCAAAACCTGCTCCAAATGACCCGGTCCGATGCCGTGAAGGCTCACAAGGAAACCGGAATGATGGACGAAATCAACCGCATTTCAGCGAAGAATCAGGAGGGCAAGTGAGCCAAATGAATATCTACCAGCGACTTAACACCATCCGGGAGAAGGTGGCTTACATCCGAAAGGACAAGAAGGTAGAGAACTATACCGCAGTCAGCCATGACGCGGTTGTAGCAGAGACGCGTCCGTGGTTCATCGAGGTGGGAGTGCTGATCTTCCCCTCCGTGGCATCCAGCGCCATGATCGACACAGGATGCAAGAGTCAGAAGGGGAACCCGCTCTATCGGTATGAAGGCCGGTTTATTGTGCGGTTCCAAAACTGCGATGATCCCATGGATTTCGCCTCTGTCGAGGTGGATGCGCACGCGAATGACTATGGGGACAAGGCACCAGGGAAGGCAATCACTTATGCCACCAAATCAGCGATCCTAAAGGTTCTATTCCTGGAGACGGGCGACAACGAAGAGGCCCGGACAACCATCAACATGACCCCTGGGGATGAAGTTACCCCTGAAGAAATGGTGCCAATGCTGAAAGCCATCAAGGAAGCCAAAGATTTGGAAACGCTTCTTGAAGTCTACGCAACGGCCTTTGCGCGTGCTGAAAAGGATAAGGACGCGCGGGATACGATCATCCAAGCCAAAAATGCTCGCCAGATTGTGCTTAAAGGTGCAGCGAAACTCGCAGGGGGGGCAAAGTGAAAGTGCTTGATCTCGAACAGGGAACAGACGAATGGAAGGCTGCCCGCGCTGGCATGGTCACGGCTTCCCGCATCGTGGACGTCATGGCCAAGATCAAGACGGGCGAGGCCGCTACGCGCCGCGACTACCGCTGCCAGATCGTGGCGGAGATTCTGACCGGGAAGCCCCAGGATGACGTTTTCACGAATGACGCCATGCGCTGGGGAACCGAACAGGAACCTTACGCCAGGGGCGCCTACGAAGTCGCTAGGGGCGTCCTGGTGGATCAGGTAGGCCTCGTCCTGCACCCATCTATCGAGCGCGGTGCGGCCTCTCCCGATGGTCTGGTGGATCCCGATGGTCTGGTGGAGATCAAGTGTCCCAAGACGGCCACCCATCTGGATTACCTAATGGCCGGCGGAGTGCCCATGAAATACCAGCCTCAGATGCTCTGGCAGATGGCCTGCACGGGCCGGAACTGGTGCGACTTCGTGAGCTACGACTCCCGCCTCCCCCAAGACCTCCAGCTTTTCGTGGTCCGGTTCCACCGAGACCAAGCCCGAATTGACGCTATGGAGGCCGAAGTTCGTAACTTCTTTACAGAAGTTAATAGAACTTTGCAGAATCTCAACAACCGGAGGAAGGCATGATCTGCCGCGCCAAATTCTGCCAAAACACCGCCATTGAAGGCGAAACACTCTGTGGAGTCCATGACGAGATGGCCGAAGACGGTGAGCATGTAGCCATGAAGCGCAGCCCTCGCAAGCGCCCCCGTCCAGTGGATTACCTGGAGCGGGAACACGCGAAGAAGGCCGCTCAGTGGCAGGCGAAGAAGTCCGAGGAACAGGTCAAGCGCGACCACGCCAGAGAAGTGATCCTACAGATCATCGCCAAACGCCGGGAGAAGTCTCGTCCGCTCTGTTCCGCCATGGTCAAAAAGGGCATGGAGCGTTGCCACTTCCACGCGACCCATGGAAATTTCTGCCACATTCATAAATCCCTTGCGGAGGGCTGACATGGGCTTATATTCTCCTGTGGAGGCCATGGAAGCGTGGAACCCCACCACTCAGATTAGCGCCAGGCTCAAGCAAGCGGAATTCCTGCTATTTCTTGCGGCCACGGCGCTTCCAGTAAACAACCCGGTGCATCAACGCATCGTCAACTTTCTTCCGAAGGAGAAGCCGTGACCACCGAACACGAGCAGGACGTGCAGATCGTGAAGGATGCGCTTTGGCCGCTAGGCAACGGCCCCGCGCGTATCGCTCTTCGCCGCATCCTCGCCCGCCTGGAGAAGGCGGAGGCATCCGACGCCGAATCTCTCCGGCTCTACCGAAGTGCCCGGGACCGTGCTGACGTCCTCGCCGCCAGGGTGCGGGACCTCAAACTGGCTTTGCAGCGCATCGAGGGTCACACCGGTCCGAACGTAGTCCCCGGAACGCCTGCTCCCGATCCGAAGTGGATCAACGCCATCGCCCGCGCCGCGCTCCGCAACGAATCACCAGAGGGGGAGTTATGAGCGACATAACGAAGGCGGGGTCCGGCTTGAGCGGAGGGTTAGGCGGTGAAATATTCAAAGTCGAATACCGCCTTTCCCTAGAGTTCCAGGCCACATCGCTGGATGGCATTCGGGAACGCCTGCCCAAGGGTGCCCAGATCATCGCCGTGAACGACCGCGAGTTTGTGGCCTTCTGCGAGTGCTGCGGGAAGGTCATTTGTGAGGGCGACGGCTACTACTGCGATGGGGATTGCCATCTCTGCATCCCTTGTGGAGACGAACTGAAGGCTGACGCCTAACTTCGGAGTTCAGCGGCCCCGCAGGGGTCCGTTGGAACGACTGGTTAGACCGCGAACAACGAAAGGGAGAGGACCATGCAACTCAACACCACGCTCGTCCGCAACGCAATCGCCAACGCGCGACCCCACAAGTGCAGGCCTGTCCCGCGCTGGGCTGCCGTCTGCGATGTCCTTGCCGTTGGTAGCACCACCGCAAAGCAGCTCTGCCTTGATCACGGCTTCGACCCCAACGAGGAGGTTGACGGCCCCATCTGTGAAACATGTGAGCCGTGAAACGAGCGGTCTAACGCCCCGAGCTGACCGGCCCTGCCGGAGAAAGGAACCGACATGACAAATCAAAACGCACCTGAGGCAGGGTCCGAGTCGAGCGCCGTGGTTAGGCTGCGTACGCCTTTGGGTTCGACTGTGATTCTGTCTGGGAAACATCGCGGTCGGGTTGATGTGGAATTCGACTGGCTTGAGGAAGACCCCGCCTGCATTGATTGCGAGGTGGACATTGACGCCAGCCGAGACACGAACTGGACGACGCTCATTTGGGGCTGCTGCGAATGCACTGGTGGTCAAGCGCCACTTGAACCCGTGGACGCCTAACGACCGGCCTTAACCGGCCCCAGCGTGGAACCACAACAAAACCGTAGGACCCAGCAATGGCGCTGGGGTCCGAGTTGAGGCAGGGGTTAGGCGATGAACAAATTCTTTAGTTATTCCCCCAACGGCAGCGGATTGGGGTTTCACAGCACCGCCGAAGAAGCCAGGGCGGCAGCGGAATCTGAACTCGACCAGGAACGCGACCTAGCCGGAGAGGGCTGGTCAGAGGAGGTCGGTCAAATTTGCTGGGGTGAGGTTCGGCAGTTCGCCAAGGAATCCCAAACCCCAGCGGAAGAGGGCGCGATGTTCGAGGGGAAGCCTATCGACCATTACGTCTCTTTCGATCTCGTTGACGCCTAACGATCCAAGCTCACCGGCCCTGCCGCGCGGTGAGCCACAAACTACCAAATATCGGACTTGCGGCAGGGTCCGAGTGGAGCGGAGGGTTAGGCATGTCTCAAAAGACGACTGGAGCTGAGTGGAAGCGGTATTACAAAGACCAAACGGCATGGCCCGAAGGCTGGTATCACGAAGACGAGGAAATCACCATTAACGGGCGAGTCGATGAGGAGGCCGATCTTAGTGCCGTCTCGGATGACGCTGTAATCGTGGTATCAGGCGGAATTATTTATGAAGGTGATTCCAGCAAGGAGGGCAGCTCGCTTGAGGGCCACTTCAAAAAGTGGAAGAAGGCTCAAACAATGGCTGTTCTGATGGTCGAAGTGTCCAAAGACAAAACCGATGCAGTGAAGCAGGCCATTAAGGGATCTGGCGGGAAGGTCATCGCCTAACGTTTGCATAACCGGCCCCAGCGCAGGCCGGAACCATCAGAAACCGAATCGCACCCGCGCTGGGGTCCGAGTTGATGCAGGGGTTAGGCGATGGCTGAACTCATTTTGACCGAAGAAGAAAAGGCCGCTGCTACATGGCTTGAGCTGTCCGACGATGCCGTTGGGAAACTCACCAAGAAGGTGGTCCTCGACATCGTGAAAATCGGAAATGAACAGGGGCGCGTGTGGACGATGAGCGCCGCCCTGATCCTGATCGGCCATGCCGCCGACATGAACGCCACCACCAGCACGATCACCATCAACGGCTTCACCCACGGGGCCGAGAGGTTGGGCGATTGGGAAGTAACCGTCAAGAAACTCGCCTAACCCCCAACCGCTCCGCGTGGGGCTGATAACAATCGGTATGGAGCCATGTGGCAACCCATCAAAACCTACGATGCACTCCCACTGAAGAAGCGTCCACGTTTCGCGGTGTTCTACTTCCCTGAAGAACAAGATGGCAGGATGAATCTACGCGCAATGGTGCAACCCGAGCGGAGTTATGGCGCACGGGTCTGCACTCTCTGGATGCTGATTCCAGACCCCGATTCAACCAAGTAATCAATACCAATCGTTAACCGCACCCAAGAAAGGAATCCATGAGCGTCACGATCCCCACCATTGAAACCATTCCGTCGAATGTCACTCTGCGGGACTGCCTGCTTCGTGATCTCAATGCAGGATCTCGCATCCGTCCGTCGAAGTGGGGGAAGGAGCACGGGTTCAAGTGGCAGGCCGTTTCGGTGGAACTCACCAAGATGGCCAAGGAAGGCCTATGCGAGTGCTACGCCGGGGACTACTTCATCAGGAAGTAACAATCGTTAACCGCCCCGCGTGGGCAGGAGATGAGAGATGGATGTCTGGCTGGATTGGGAAGACGAGCGTGGCAAACATCAAACCAACGAACGTGTCTGGCACCCCGTTCCATCAGATGGTGTCGTTCCCTTTATGCAGAATGACGCCACTTATCACGGATGGCAGCAGGGCCGCATCGCAAATCGCCCAGAAAATGCCCACGCAAGCGACATTTACCCCACCCACCCCGCACCGGAGAAGCCGTGAGCGAGAATACATTTAACGAAGCCCGCTCTTTTGTCAGCAAATGGTTGTTCGAGTCTCGAACTAGGGAGACTCGCGGGATGGCGTGGTCAAGCGAGCATGTTTATGACGCCGCGCAGATGGCCGACCAGTTCTCCGACGCCACCCGCGCCGAACTCACCCGCCTGCGGGAGGAGAACGCAGCCCTCGAGACCCAATGCGAGGATGAGTCCTTATGCACCCACAACCTTATCCTTGAAAACGAGGGGCTCAAGGACCAATTGGCCGAGAAGGACCGGCGCATCGCGGAACTGGAGGCCCACCGCTGCGAGGTTGGCCTAGAAGATCCCAATGCCATGATGGCCCACCTTGCGACCCTCCCTGCCGGGGATCTGCGGGCGCTGAACGATGACATGCAAGTCCGGGTTGACCGGCGCAAGAATCTCAAGTCCACCATCGCCGCGCAGGACGCCGCCCTGGTTGCCATGAAGGAGGCGTTGGATTTCTCTCTCTTCGACCCGTGCAAGCTGTGTGATCCATCCGTTGGGGTTGTATGCCCCGGCCATGCCATCCTCACCACCACCGCCCCCGCCGCCCAGGAGGCGGAACGGAGGATCAGGGAGGCGGAAGCGGCGCGGATCATCGCTCTACTCGAATCTGGGGAAACCATTCATGCCGAATATGATGGGCGTGGTGTCTATGGGTCGGAGCTTCGCGTCATCCTCGGCACCCAACGGGCCGTGAGCGGAGCGAACACCGAGGGGGAGATTAAGCCAGCGTGAGCGTTACCGAGCGCACGGTCCCATCGCTTCCCTTGACCTTGATTTTGAGGGAAGTGTTGCTCGTAAGCTCGAAGGTCATATCCCCATTGTTGGCGGGGGTGGCGGAAGTCAAAGGCACCCATGTAAACGGACCCTTGAAATAGTTGGGGCGAGTGGAATCGGAATACATATTCCAGTTGCCCGCCGGGACGGTTCCAGCGCCAGCATCGATCATGATGTTGGCGTTGGCGGTTCCGCCGGTAGTCTGCTCCGCGATGTATTCACCCGCTACACGGGTATGCGTAGCCGCAGCACCCTTCGAGGCATTGGGGATGAAGTGCCCAATAACAAGCGGGTAGGTCACTGCCGTGTTGTCTGAGGCGAACTGAGTATAGAGTTGGGTGTTTCGAGTCGCCCCGGCAGACGTATGAGTCATGATCGTCTTTTGGCCAATCGTGGTCCCAGAAGCGGCAGAGCCCTTGATAGCCCATCGCGTGTCTGTCTCCGGGTTATTGGCAACACCGAGCGACCAATGGTCCCCATTACCGAGCATCCCACCTGAGGCCGTGGTGAAGTTCACAAGCGTAGTGGTGTCGATCTCAAATCCAGCGTAACTGCCGTAGAAGGTCGTTCCCAGAATGGTGACGCGGCCACCATTTACGGCCACATGAACACCATAGGACCCAGCCGCCAGAGCTTGCCCGTTGATACGGCCGCTCAGGATGGTGGTGTCATAGGCCGCATTCAGAATGACGCCGTGCCTCTGGTCAGTGGCCGTTGTGTCATAAGTGATATACCCATTCCACAGACAGCCGTAGGTCCCAGAGAAGTAGGCTCCGGCCACGCCGTTGCCTTCCGCCCCGCAAGCAACGAACGAATGCCCAAGGCCATTTTCCACCTTGTAGCCGTAATTCGTGTTGGAATCAGAGGCGCAAGAAACAAAGGAACAGTATGCCCCGCGTTCAATCCTGAACCCGCTATCTCCGCACAGGTAGGCATAGCAATTGCGAAGCGTGGTGCTGGTGGTGCTGGTGTCTGTCCCGGTCCCGGCGTTGGTGTATCGGATATCGAACCCATGGAGGGCAGCTCCATTGGTTGTAACCTGGTCGAGCGTGCAGCCAATGCCTGCCCCAAGCAAAACGCCTCGGTAGGTCCCCTCAATGTAGACGTTCTTGACGGTGAGGGCCACCGCTTCTGGGTTGGCTGTGCCTAGGAAACACTCGATAGCCGCGCCGCTGGTCGCCACGACACTGGCGTCCTGCCAGATGGACAGATTCTCGATAATGATCTCATCTGCGATGTAGCGCCCAGCATCATCGTATAGCAGGACAGAACCGGTCGTAAAGCTGATGATCTGGGTGGATTCTCGGCTCTCACCTATCAACCGAAGTCCGCGCCGGAGCGTGATAGGCCCCGTGACTTTGTAGCGCCCACGAGGCAATTGGATCGTTCCACCATTGGCGAAACCCTTTGGGCTGAGAACACCGGTATCAGCCGTGTTCAGTGGAAGCGAGTCAATAGCCGCCTGGATGCCAGCAGTAACATCAACGGATGCGAGATTAGACTGGACATCAGTGATCTGGGCAGGCGTCATGAAGTCAAAAACAGAAACCGTGTCTTCGTTTTTGCTCTGCTGCGTCCTCCCCACCGCCCCCGTGTAAGGCGCGAGGTAGCCGATGAGAGTAGATCCAGTATCGGCCATTAAGGCTTTGAGAAACGCCCCTACGGTCCCTGCCGCATAGGTCAAGCTCGATAAGAACCCAACGAGTCCCGCGCCCTTGGTTGCAGTTGTGGCATCCGATAGATCTGTCCCGATGATTCTAGCCGCGATTGCCGAACCTGCCGTATTCGCAGCATAGGACAATGCCCCGTTGTATCCGATCCGACCCGCACCATTCGTCGCCAGTGTCGTGTCTGCCAATACGGCCGTTTGATCGGCTCCGGTGTTGGGGACATTGACGAGGTTCCCGCCAGCATCCCAGCCCAGAGCATACCCGGCGACTGGAGACGGGTAGACAAGGGTATTCGCCTGGACGGTTTTGAACCAAGCGATCCACTGGTCATTTACAACGCCACTAGGGAAGTTGGGCGGGTATTGGAAGATTGAAACCGTGCTAGGCGGGGCAGTAATAGCGGCCATTTACATATCTCCTAAGCGATCCATTCGACCAAAAGGTAACCGGGCGCTCCATCGCCGCCGACAGACCCAGCCGCTGCACCCGCACCACCACCACCGCCCGCACCATAAGCAGTAAGAGCAGCCGAAACACCCGCAGGCGTAATGGAATCGCCGCCCTTCCCACCAACACCAAATGCAGAAGCGCCGCCACCACCGCCGCCGCCGGAAGTCAGGTTGGATGTTCCGCCGACGCCGCCTAAGGCAGACTCACAGTAAGATCCAGCGACTCCATCAACTGCAAATAGGGTTAGATCAGGATTATTACCAGCACCACCTGCGCCGCCTCCACCACCTGCGACAGCGGCACCGGAGCCGTTCAAGATGGCAGCGCCAAGGCCAGCAGGGAAGGCCGGGTTGTTCCCGAGCCCGACGCCAGTTAAGACGCCAGCCCCGCCGAGACCGCCAGCACCAGGCAAATGGGAATTTGAACTATCTGTTGCCGTAATGCCGTGCAAGCCTCCGGAGGCCGATAGAAGGCTCCCAAAAGTAGTATCCGTGCCATCCGTAGCAGCAACGCCAACGGTCGCCCCTAGGCCCTTAGAACCGATGGTAACCGTGTATGTAGACAAGGGAGTAACCGGAATGCGCCGTTTGATCGTTGCGCCTGCACCACCACCGCCGCCGCCCCCGCCCTGAGTTAACGCTTTGCCACCGCCACCGCCGGCACCCGCGCCAACGGCAGTCACATCATAAAAGTTGACGCCAGCTGGGACCGTGATGGTTCCATTTGCCGTGAAAGCCTGAGACTGGAGCTTCCCACCGCCGGAAGGCCCCGCAGGACCAATGGGACCCGCAGGACCAGTGGGGCCTGTCACGCCAGCCGAAGAAACCAGCATCAGGAAGTCATCAACACTGCAGAGGATGCCGTGAGAGCCAGCGGAGCCGCCCGTATTGTCACTGATTGAGGTCAGCTCGCAACGGATGCCGTAGGTCCCGGCTGCGGGAACATAGGCGCTAACATCCACCGTGCGCAGCGTCCAAACCGCTGTCGCATAAGTAGTCGTAATCGAGGCCTGAGGATAGGCATAGGTTCCGATGAGCGTTTCCGTATCCGACTGCGCATCATAGAAATACACAGCGATGGAGGCGGAATAGGCCGTATTCGGGGCCGTGGATTCGAGCCAAGCCGCCGTGTAGAACTGGAGGTTCGTGGTCCCGGCTGGGAGCTGGATCGCAAAGCCTTGGGAGGCTTCGCCAACCGCAGTCACAAGGCCAAGAGTAGAAGTAGCCTTGAGATTGGGGGCACCAGAGCCAGGGAGCCTCCCACCGCCATAAACCGGGACCACCCCGTTAACCGCAGCGGCGTAGACATTCCAGGGGGCCAAACCACCATAGAACGTCCCATTCTGGATCGCGTTACGACTGGACCCCGGAGGCCCCTGGATGTTCCCACGAAGCCCATAGACTCCGCTGGACCGCATGTAAACATCGCCCGTGGCCGTATCGAGGTAGTAATCCCCATCCACACCGAGGGTATTCGAGGGCACACCGGAGCCGTCCCGCCAAGTGCTACCGTTCACCCCATTCGCACCGGCGATTCCGCCCAAAATGTTATCCTGCGGGTAATTCGGCTGGACGTTCCCGAGCGAATCAGTGAGTAGGAGCTTGTAGCCAACCCCGGAAGTGAGATAGACGATGGCTTCACCATTGGCATCACAGACAACGGGATTCGTGTTGGGAATCAGGCCGTCAACGTCTTTGTAGGTCGCAAGAGGCGTCACGGTCCCGGCGGCATAGGTGTAGAGGAGGGCACCGGGCAGCACGGCCCCGTTGGCATCAAAAGCCCTGAAAATAGCTGTGAGGGGCGGAATCGCGGTCATTTGGGCTCCATCTGGGCGACTTCGGTATCAGAGGGGGTGGGCTTGGATGCCATGGCAGGGATCATCCCGGGCGTAGTCTTGGCGGAAGTGACAGCAGACATGGCGGCTATTCTTTTCGACATATCCCGCCCGATGAGTTCTAGTTCGGGGCTTCCTTCGGCTAAATTCCCGGCCAAAGTTAGAAGGTGCCGCGTTCCTGGGGATTGAAGCAGTTTCCACATCAAGCCTGGGCCAGTCATGGCCGGGTTAAAAGACGCCGCGAGGGTGGCGGCAGGCCCCATCACTTCATGGCCTCCATGCCCAAGGGCTGCACCCATACCGATATTTGCCAACATGCCGCCGAACTTAGACGTCTTAGCAACCTTTGCCATGCCCTGGAAAGCCTTGAGGTCTTCGGGCCCAGCAATGGCTTCGATGGCAGGCATTGCCTTCTGAATCGAAGCGGCGAAAGACCCAGGCTTACCGTCTGCCTGTTTAATGGCCGCGTCGAGGTAGCTGTAAAGCAAAGGATCTGCACTAGAACCTTGAGCGATGATCCGGGCCGCATCAGGCTTGATCCGAGTCAGAGCGCCCTGATTCTGCGCTCCCAAAAGATCGCCGGGAGTTGCGGTATCGCGGATCTTGGTGAGCAGTTGGCCGCCCTGGCTCTTATCAAAAAGCGGGGCAACCTGAGTTGCAAAAACCTTACGGGCTTCCGCAGCCTTTGCCGCAAGCTCAGGGTTCGATTGTTCCATGGACTGGAGAATGGAATCACGGACGCTTCCGAGCATGGCGCGGGCTTCGGTGTCACCATGTTTGATCGCCAACTGCCGTTGGATGCTCCCCAAAGACTTGATGGTGTCGATTGCGCCTTGGAAACTGTTATCGACCTGCCCCTCGGGCTTCATGGCCTCTTGGAGATTGCCCAAGAGCTCTTCTAGAACTTGCCTGCGCTCAGGGGGGATAGGGTTAGGAGACCGTTTCCCGCCAATACCCAGCAACTCCTGGAGATTCTGGATAGCCGGGCTGTAATCTACACCAACGCTTCCGGCCTGTTCATCGACAGGCGCAACAGCTTTTTTGAAGGCATCCCAACCGGCATCATACTTAGCCTGGGCCGCACTTTGGAGGGCTTCGCCAGGGGCTTTCCCTCCAAGCCTTGTGCCGAGTTGATCCAGCATTTCGCCGGGAGAAGGTGTAGCCCCGGCCATCTTAGCTTTACTTGCCAAAGCGCCAATGCCTTCTGCGACAACAGGGACCGAAGCTAAGATACCGCCCGTAGCCGCGCCCATCTTCGCTTCAGAAGCCTTCCGAGCCCAATAATCTTCCGGGCTCTGGACATTCGTTTCCGTAGTCATCGCCGGGGCCGCAATTGCGCCTGTAGCCGCCCCCTTGCCGATGGTCCCGAGAATGGCTTTGATCTTCTGAGCCGCGCTCAGCGTCTCGGCACCGGCCGCCGGAGGTCCACCCGCAGCCGATGCCCCACCAGTCATCAGGAACGGCGCAGCCTGCCCAAGCATCTGGCCGCCTTTGTCGCCGGTCCCGAAGTAGGCTTCCATTCGATTGGCAAGTGGATCAACCGCGCTAGAGCTCACGGCATGGGCCGCAAGCTGAGCAGGGGCCACAACATCAGAGGCAACGCCATGGGCAACGCCGCCAACAGTAGGATTCGTCCCACGGTCGCCCATGAGGCGATGCGCCAACGATTGAGCGATGGAAGCGGAAGGGCCGATGATAGTGCCAAGATTCTGGCTCATCCAAGGCTGGGACGGGGCACCTTCAGGAGTGGGCTTATCGGCCATCCTCTGGCCCTGGGCATTGAACCATCCGGGCTGTCCCTTGTTCCCCTGCTCAGGCCCAAACCACGCGGCGCCATCGGGCCTCTGGACCGTCTGAACCTGCCCAATCTGGATCGGCTTGACCTTGAACCCATACGGCGTGTCCTGCCAGCCATCGGAAGGGGCAGAAGGGGCACCGTATTTAGACCAAGGGCCCTCAGCGTCCGGAGTTGCCGCTGGAGGCGTTGCTGGAGGTGTGGCGGGGGTCTGATACTTTTCCCATGGTCCGGTCATTGTTTCTTCCAGCTCTTAGGGTTAGAAGGGTCACCGCCTAAAAAGACATACCCGCCTTCTACAGTGCCAAGTTTGGGCGCCGATGGGGTCTGGAGCATATTTTGCTCATGACCACCAATGTCATATTGCTGGAAAACTGAACGCGCAGAAGGAAGAACGGGGCTCCATGTATCATTCGGGATTTGCTGTTTATACCGTTCGCTATATGTATTGAGTTTTTGATACATCGCCTTTAGGCTCGCCACGCCGTTGGCCAAGAATTGATCGGGGCTGCTTGAATTCTGCATGGTCTGCTTGATATTATGGATTTCAATATCGGTAGCAGTTCCCTTCAGCGCGTTCGCCATTTCGCCGCTAACGATATTCGAGAAAGTAGCTAGATCCGTGGGGGCTGGCCTACCCATGATAGAACTAATTTTATTGTAAAGCTCATTACCAGGTGTGAAGGTTCCATTCTTCATGGCTTTAGCAGCTTCGAGGTAATCCGCCAAATGGACCGTAGCCGTATTCAAAGACCCAATATTGGTTCCGTCCTTCCCGGTAGTGAAGGCGCTACGGATCTGGGCCCTCTGTTCGCTCCATTGAGGATCAACAGCATAGACGGACTGCAAAATATTCTGCCAGTAAGGCGTTTTAAGCGCCATCCCGGATGGTAATTTTTGGCGCCCATCAACAATCCCCTGCACCATTGGCCGTAATTGCGGAGAAAGAGCGTTGAGGGCATCTTGCCCGGTTGCACCGGCCTTAATCGCAGCCGGAGCAGCTGATCCCATGTTGGCAATCGTGACCTGAGCGGGGGGGATAGGCCTTACTCCGGCAGGCATCGCACCTGTCACGGGATTTGGGTTTGCGAACCCCGTTCCGCCACTTGGAAGCATGACAGGCATCGGCTTGCCACCAGTCAGAGGGGTCACGACAGGAGCAGCCCCAGGCTCAAGCGGCTGTTTCACGTTCACAACGCCCGTTGGGGTGCTAAGCGTCTGCCCGAAAGCCGCCGCGTGGGCGTCGTTCACGGTAGCGCCGTTCTTCGCTAGGAGCGACCTATTCTGTGGCGTGAAATCTCCATATTTCTGTAGCAAGGAAGGGATTCCAAGCGCAGCGTATTGCTGATCCAGTTGCGCGAGGCCATTCCGGTAAGAATCTGCATCATTCGCCGTCAAAGCAATTGTTTTTGCCTTTTCCGCCTGCTGATTAACAAGGTCAATGCGCGTTTTTGCAGCTTGGCCGCCCGCTGCCGCAGCCTGCGCAAAATTCTTAGCAGTAGAAGAAACCTTATTCTGATAATCGGCTCCCTGTGTCCTGAACGCTAGGACCGTCTTGGGCGAAACCCCCGATTCGAGGGCAGCGTTTGCAAGATCATCAGGTGTTTTGTATTGGCCCGTAGAAGCCAATTCGCGCATCTTCTGCTCATCCTGTATCGCCATTTTCTGCTGCTGAAGCTGAAGTTGGCCGCCCTGATAAGCCTGGGCCTTCATCGCTAGATCCATGGGATTAGTGAGAGGCGTTACGCCCTGTCCGGCCTGGAGCGAGATCGTAGGATCGAGAGCCATTTATCACCCCACCGGGACGGTAGAAACAGGCTGGCCCCAATTATTGCCGAAATTGGGCGTAGAAGATCCAGGCACACCAGTATAGCTATACATCCCAGGATTATTCATCGAATTCATCATGTTGTATTGCTGCCAGGTATTCAAGCCCGTATTTAGGGCATTCGTCCATGCGTTGGCAGAGCCAACCTGCCCTGCAGCCTGGGCCGCTCCAGCGCTCGTCATGTTGTTCCCCATCTGCCCGGCGGTCTGCATACCCATCTGGCCGATCTGAGCATTAGCGGCCTGCCCAAGCCCCGCCATGCTAGCAAGCTGGCCGAAGCGGGTAGAACGGTCAGACATGGCGCGATTCCAAGCGGCCCCGTATTCCTGAGAGCCGAGCCCCTGGCCATAATCTTCAGCGCCGCGAACCTGAGCACCTGAGAGCGTCATCCCACTGGCCGCGCCGGAACGGTTCAGAGCATCCATCCCCTGTTGCATCCGGAAGGCGAATCCGGGGTCCATCTGGAGGTCAGACATGGACAATGGCTGTGACCACTGGCCTCCAGGCCCGGTGAGGGTTGTGAGCTGGCCTAGCGCCCCTTTGCCAGCCTCAAGCCAAGGCTTCTGATTCTCCTGCTGCTGCTGAAACATATTCCACTGCATCTGATTAGCAGCGTTGGCAGCATTAGCCTGCGTCTGAGCGGCAGACTTTGATGCATTAGAACTCAGTATCCCGCCGATTAGGGACGCACCGCCAACGGCTACAGCAATCCAGCTCATAGACACCCCTCAATGATACGCGATTCGAGAATTTCAAGATCCTGGCAATTATCCGGGTTCGGATGGACAGTAACAAACCGCGTATCTTCCAGCGCATAGATAAACCGCTTGGTTCCCGGCTTCGTGGCGAAGAACATCCCGCCGGTCAATTCCTTCTGCCCATCCTCTGAAATCACCAGTAGCTTGCCGGAAGGGATGAAAGAGAAGTTGCCCTGCTTATGCGTCTTGGTGACGATCAATGAACCCTTGGGGTTGAAAATCTCACGGGCATACTGGCCTTCGTTGAAGTGATGAGTGACAGGCTGCTCAACCTGAGGGTAAGCCGCCATGGCCTCTTCCAGCGCCGCAATGGCCTCTCTACGGGCCTCGGGCGTCGTAGCCTGGAGAAGAACGCGCAAAGCCCCGGTAACCGCGCTGTGGGGCGAATGGCTGGGGGCGTAGGGGGCCTCAAAAATCATTTGACCTCATGTTGGCGGCTGCCAATCTGATCAATCTCAGTGTGAATCCCGATACCAGTAATGGCGACATTGAATGCATAAGTGTCCTGAGGATCGGTAGCGTCTCTGAACAAGTAGTAAACCAGCCGAGCGCCGAGGGTCATGCCAGTAGCAGGGATATCAAACTCCATCACCTGCTCTTGCCAAGCAACGCCGGGCGTAGTCTGAACAATCGCTAGGGTCTGAGCAGGCCCAGGGATTGTGGTCCGGTTATAAATCACATACCGAAGCTGGAGCTTCACATCGCCAATGTCCGTTGTGGTTGGGAACCACTGAATATGAAGATGGACCACGGAACCGTCTTTGTAGCCCCTAGGCATCTCCACCATGGAGGAATACACATCCGGAGTCGGGTTCGTTCCACTGAAGGCGTAGCAATCAAGCGTAGAATCGCCGTTGAACTTGATTACTGCGGGAGTCGCGGAAGTCCCATGAGGCGGGATCAGCCCCGCGTCAATGGCCGTCCAAACGGAAGCCTTCCCAACCATCAACATCGATCCATCAGCTTGGAATTCCGTGTAATCGGTAGTCGTCCCAAGCTGAGTGACATTGTTCACCGCGTCATACCGGAGATTCGGAGCACCAGCCAAGGCGGAGCCAGTGGAATATACTACCTGACCCGAAAGAATAGCCTTGATGGAGTTGATGAAGTTTGTTACTGCATTGAACCACAGCGCCCAAGACGAAGGCATCGGCTGGGTAGGATTCTCATTGATGGGAGCGGGGTTCAGATTTGCCATGTTAGCTCGCACACGGCGTTAGATCGAGGTCCGCCCCGATGATTGCTACGTCCACAGGGTCAGTGATGGTCACTTCATAGACCCGGTTACGGCTTACCCCAAGCCGACGCCAAATCACGCGGCCCAGGCTGTTCCCAATTCGGCTGAGGGTGACCCACTTCTCACTGGACCAGGAATAGCCGCCATCATCCGAGTAGCGGAGCATGACCTGGGGATCCTGCCCCTGGCTTGTGCCATCGGTCCCGACCCCGGCCCTAACGTCAAGCTGGAATTTGGAATGAATCGCCCGCTTGAGGTTCGTGGAAACATGCGGAGAGCGCCGACGCCGGGTAATCGGGTTCGTATCGTCCAGGCGGCTAGAGAAGCCGAGGGTATAGATCCTCCCGTCCTCATAGTCTCCGACGATATGTTGTCCGAAGGCAAATACATGGCAATTAGGACGCCACCGGCCCTGCTTCCCATCCTTGCCCACGCTCTGCCACTCAACCCACTGGCCCATGGCGGTATCAAGCACCCAAGTCGTTCCAGCGTTGGTAAAGTTTAGGCAGTAGAAAGTATGCCCGCGCATCTGAAAGATGAAACCCACCGCATCCGAGATCGTTCCATACCCCTGAATGGCCAACTCAACACCGTAATTCGAGGCGCGAGTGGCCTGATACCCCACGGCGCGGAGAACAATCCCATTCCCGAATTCGTTCTCACCAAGCCAGTAGAGCAGCTCCCCATCCTTGGCCGGCGAAAGAGGCGCAGCGCATCCGTGCTCGATCAAAGCGCCCTGCACCCGGTCAAAGGCCAAGCCCGCATTCCCGGAGTCATAATACGGCTCAGTCGTTCGGCTCCCGAAGATGAAAAGCTGATTCCGGTAGGGCATCAACGTCACTACGTTATCAGGGGAGGCCTCAGCGGTCGCAAAGTTGAGCGGCTGATAGGTGAGCCCATCGTAAAGCTCACTCCGGTAAACCTCGCCAGAGTCAGGCTTAGCCAGTAGGAAATACCCGTCCAGGAACACCACCTTGGACGAAGAGTAGAAATTCGGGCTGGTGATCTGCTGAAAATACTTGTTATCCAACTGGAGGATATATCCGAATTCACCGTCCACCACGATCAACTGCTTCCCGTTGTCAGACATGGAGACAGCGCCCGATTCAGTCTTGAGCCGCCCCATGAACTTTGTGGACCAATCAGAGAAAATCTGATACAGGCTATTGCCGCCAACGGCAAATACTTCGCCAGTCGAAGGGCACCGCCAAAGCCCCCTCACCGGGGCCTGAGGCAACAGGCAGACCCGCGTAAGGTCCGGCCTGCACACCAGGGCCCCGATGGAGTTATCCTTGCCAGTCTGAAGCTCATCAACTTCCGGGTATAGGTTGATCGTCCTCTGGCAATCCAGAGGGACCGTGCTCAACTCGTAGGAAGGTCCCACGAACCCCGGAAGTCGCGTCATTACTTCTTCTTCGCCGGATACTTCTTGGCGATGGCCTTGTCAGCCTTCAGGTCGGCCTTGGAGCCTTCCTTGAGACCCTTGGTCTTGTCCATCTTCTCGTCCATGGCCTTGGCCTTCTTGGACGCATTCTTGGGCATCCCCACTTCCTTCTGGTCGATATACTTGCGAGCCTTCATTTCTTGCTCCACTTCTTCGCGTTTTCAGCGAATACAATCCGCTTCTTCTCAGCGGGGGTTGCGGTTTTCTTGGCGGCTTCCAGCTTCTTGGCGGGGATCTTCTTACCCGCAGGAACGCCAAGTTCTTTGTGAAGTTTGCCCTTATTTTCGGGCTTAATCATGATGGGTTTACGCGCTTTCATCGGCTCTCCTAGTCCACCACACGGCCCTTAGACTTGATGGCAGCCTCAGACGGGCCAGTCGGATTGCCACACAATGCCGATTCAACACGGAGAATCGGGACGATGAGATTCTGAGATTTGATCGTATCCTTCGCATTCACTGCCACGCGGGCGATATCGGGGTTGACGGGAATTCCAAAGATCGGGGCAATTCGAGTCGCCAAGGTATATACAATGGCCTCTTCGTAAGCAGGCGGGAACACAAAGTCATCGTTGATGCTGGTCGCCTGTGTAAGCTGCTGAGGCAGATAAAGCACCACAGAGCAGGCCGCCGAAGGAATGGGCCAGAAATCAAGCGTCTGGAGCGGGTAATCGCCGCGAGGATGGACTTCGAGCGGGAATGTTGACGTTACCGACTTGATCAGGACATTCTGCCAGTCATCGTCCGAATCAATATCAATCGGAATTTCCAACGTGGGAGACGATGCAACCGGAATGACGGAAACCTGGTTGAACCAGATTGGGCGATCTACGTTAAAATCACCGCCGGGGCCAATGGTGTAGCTCTGCTTCGCGATAGTGAGCGGGAAAGTCGTGGGGGTGTATGTGAACACCATCAAAGACTGAGCCGACCAAGTAGAAAGCATCGCATTGAACCGTCGCAGGCAGGCATCCGCAACAGCCGCGTTCAGACCTTCAGACGGGTCCTGAACCCCAATGAGCATCAGGGCATCATTCAGGACGTCCCGCACCTTAGTCATCGGAGCCTTCATCCTCTACGGGCTGACCCGCATCAAAAGCGGCGGGGGAATCGGCCCATCCCTTGCCGAGCTTCTTGTCTTCACCCTTGGAATAGACGATCTTTGACTCACCGTCCTTATTATGCCTCCAGGCGGGGTATTCAGGGTTGCCCATAATCAGTATGGACATTTATAACCTCAAAAGATGCCTGCCCACAGCCGAAACCGTGGGCAGGCGGTTGTGGTTAGTCGAGGCCGCCAAGATCGCGAAGGGTCACGAGCCAGTAGCCAGCGCCCTCAGTAAAGGCGGTCACAGCGGAAGCCGTGAGTTTGAGTTTGCTGGTAGCGGTTCCCTGCGGGATATTGTAGGCATTCTGCTTGAAGACGTTTGCCACCACGCCCTTAGCCTGAGCGCCGGCCAAGGCGGTCAGAGTCCCAGGGACGGCCACTCCATCAATGTAGGGAGTGAGGGTCGCGGTCTTGCCACCCGTGGTGATGGGCGTGACGGTAACGAAGTCCACTTTCTCGACCTCGAAGGGGAACCCAGGGATGTAATCCGTGAGTTCATCCGCATTGGCAATAGCCGAAGCGGCGAAGACGGGCACGGTGATGGTGTTGTGACCGGGCTGCGTGAGGTTCTTAGTGACGACCTGAGGAGTGCCTGCCATTTTGAATGCTCCTTTTTTCTTTGATTAACCGACAACGCGGCAAGCGAAACCGAAACGGCCAAGGGCAGAGCCCCGCAGCACGTCCAGACGCCACAGCTTTTCATCGGTGCGGCCATCCGTGTATTCATACACGCGGATGGACAGGTTGAGGTCAGGGGCCTTCATGCGGACGCAGTTCTGGCCCATATCAGGGAGAACGGCGGTAGCGAACACCAGACCATCAGGATGCAGAACGATGCTTTCCTGAGCCACAGCACCCGTAGCGTAGAAAGGCCGCACACGGGCAGAGGTCAGGGGCACAGAATCAACATTCTGGTTCGGCCCGGAAGCGATGAGGGTTTCCGTATTCGTGATGGTCATCGCACCACCCGAAGACGTCACAGTCGAGGCAACGCACCACTGCTTCAGGATGCCGAGGCTCTTCTTCGTCACACGGTCAACAGCGTAAACGCCATCCACCGTATAAACGTCGCCTTCATTCAGCGTGGATTCCGGGGAGCTGGTCCAAGTGCTAGTGACAAACTGGGTAGCACCGTCAAGCGTGGTGCCGTTCATCACGGGAGAGCCAGCCCAAACACCGCCAACATGCGTCTGAGCGTTACGATCAGTGCTCCACTTCATGCCAGCGGCATAACCCATGTTACCTTCCCGATACTGCCGGGAAATTTCCTGGGTCGGGTTGAACACAGTCGAAGTGCCATCGATCACGGAGGCCATCGCAAGTTCATGGAGGACGGCGGAATGAGTGCCGTCCTTCGGAGCGCCGCCAACCAGATGAGTCAGCGCCTTGGCCTTATTGAAGGCGGAAACCTTCGTGGGAAGCGTATTGGTAACGCCGGTTCCATTGATGAGGGCTACTTTCTTGATCTGCTGCCACAGCTCATAGTCAAGCTGCGAAATCACCGTGGAAATGCGGGGCCGGAGCACCTGCTGAAGGTCATCGATGTTCAGCGCAAGTTCCTCGCTGGTCACGATGAAATCCGTTCCGCCCTGGGTCACGCTGACGGGGATGTAGGTATCGTTCAGCGCTCCGGGCTGGGCTACCTTGCCCTCACGCCACTGGCCGTAACCAGGAACGCGGATGTTGCGAGTGGAACCGGCCTGAGCCGTGCCGTCCTGGGCGAATTCCTTGTCATCGCGCCGGACGTTCTTGATGAGAGTCCCATCACCTTCGATGACCGCGAGGGCCGCCTTGGTGATGTGGACTGCATTATTGTAATTATTCGTCGCCATTGGCGATATCCCTTATATGCGGTTCACTGAATCATGACGTAGGAGTCACGACGATGCGCGGCAGGAGCCGGGGCATTGGTCCCAGTGAGCGGAGAAATAGGAGGCGGGGCCTGAGAGACCCTGGGTTCTTTGGTCGGGGCAACATTCAGCTTGTCCTCGATACGAGCCAGTTCCTTGATCGCCCGAATGGGGTCAAGGGCGGTGATTCGCAGAAGCTCGTCGGGATGCTTGCCGAAGTGGTATTTCAGCGCAGGGGCAATATCAGAAGCGGAGAGAGCAGCATCCACAGCCTGGAAAGCGGGATGAGTCTGGGGCGTCATACCCCGAACGGTATCCCCGAGGTCCTCCATCACATCGTCCCAATCGGGTTTATCCGATCCAAACTTGGCATCGGCTTCCTTCCAGGCGATCTGACGGGCTTCCTGTTCCTTCCTGGCCTGTTCAGCCTTGAACCTCGATTCGGTTTCCTCAGCGGCAGACTTGCGGTGGAATTCCGCAAGCGCAACACGCCAAGAGGCCAGATCCTCGAAGTTCTCGATCTGGGGTTCATTCGGGTCAGTAGCGGGCTTCGGAGACTTGATCTGGGCCTCTAGCTCGGCAATCTTCCTCCGAGCCTCAGCGGCCTCAGCTTCGGCCTTCTCAGCACGTTCCCGAGCCCGGACAGAGCCAGGCTTCTTGTGGGGCTTCTCCTCTTCCTTCGGGGCCTCGCCCTCTGCCTTCTTTTCGGGCTCACCTTCGATCTTCGGAGGCTCGACTTCAGCCTTCGGGGGTTCAGGAGGGTCCGTCTTGGGAGGTTCAGGCGTCACAACAGCGGGTTCGCCGTCATTCTGCGGGCCTAGAAGCTGGTATTCACTCATTGCGCTGCTCCTTCACCGGCAACGGGGCCAGCGGGTTGAACGCCCGGTTGGGCGGGTTGTTCTCCAGCGGGGATCGCCGGAGGATTAGAGGCCCCCATGGGTGCGCTCGGCTCACCAGCCGGAGGCGTAGGGGGCACAGATTGCGAAAGCATGTCGTTATGGGCCAACACAAGATTCTGGAGGTCCATTACGTGTTCAGTGAGCTGGGCCAGGACCGCATTAGCGTCATTATTCGCGTCATCGGTCGGGGCCTTAGCCTGGAGCTTGGCCTGGATGATCTGGGCCTCAGCACGAATCTGAGCAACCTCGATATCAGTCTGCGAAGCGATCTGGGCCGCACTGAGTTTCGCCTGATTCTCAAGCTGCTTCGTCTCAAGCTGATCCGTAAGCTCATGCACCTTCGCCGTGAGGGCCTGGATCATTTCCTGGGCCTGCTGCATCTGCTGCTGCACCTGGGGCGGGATCGGGGTTCCGCCTTCCTCGGGCTTCTTGAACTGAGGCGGCGTCACACGGTCAGCGAGTTCATCCGCAGCAGGGAAATCCATCTGCCGGACCAGGATATCCAGGCCATTCTGAGCAACGGCAGGCGCGATCTTCGCCAGATTGATGAGCTGTGCAACATTTTCCTGCCGCTTGGACTGGAAAGAAGGCCCAGCGACGATGGAAACGTCATATTTCCCGGCGGTGAGGTCATAAATCTTCTCAAGGCCCGTCCGGGGGTCCTTAATGGCCTCAGTAGTGTTCACCGGAACAAGACTTTGTTTCCCGTCAATGCCCACAATCCGTAAAAGGCGTTCACCGTCCACAACTTCCGGGATCATATAAAGCGCGATACGCCACAGATGACGAAGCGAGCGGTTGAAATTGTCCGAATAATGGAAATTCGCGGTCATGCCCTGATTCTGGAGGCTCTTGATTGCTACTCCAGACTGGTTCGCGCTATCCGCAACGCCCCGAGACGGGTCATACATGCCCGTCACAGCCTTCATATCCTCTTCGGTGTCTTTCAGGGCAATAGTGATGGCCTGAATCGCCGGTTCCTGGATGTTCCGGGTAGGCTGAGGCATCGGCCGCCCCTCAGAATCAAACGCCTGATAGAACAGGGCCGAATAATTCTGAGTGTTGGCAGTGCTCCAGGTCCGATCACCCTCCGGGATAGAGCCCAAGGCCACAATCCAGGGTGCGCGAGGTGCGAGGCCGATGGTTTCAGTCTGAGCGGATTTCCAGACGTTAACCATCCGCTGAACGTCCTTCATTCCACGGACGACGCCCCGATAATCACGCTTGCCGTTGACGATTAGTTCCTTGCCATACACGGGGACAACCGGGATATACCGGCCCGGGACGGTGCCACGCTCCAGGATCTCGTTAGCGCAAACCTTATACCACTTCACGGTGGTTTTGGTAGAAGGCCGTTCTTTGACGGTTTTATCGCCCTTCTTGGTTTTGCCCTTCTCCACCGACCGGCCATCGGCAAGAAGGCAAAGCGTGATGGGAGTCCTTTCAAGCTCGTAATATTCCACGATGCGGAAAGTCTCGCCCTTTTGCCCAACCCAGCCCGGCGCATCATCACCGATGGAAGTCCATTCAGCGGTTCCAGCGGTTCCGATATCAGCCTTCGGGTATTTCTCTCGGAACTTTTCGCGGTCGAAATCTTCCTCACCAAAACCCCATTCAGCATCGGACCCGTCCGGCTCAATGCTGTTGGTGTCCAGGTAATACATGAACGGGTTCGGGATGGAACCGATCTTGATATCCTGATCGAAGGTCGTCTCATCAATGTAACCCGTGAAGAGACGCATAAACCCGAATCCGCATCGCTTCTGAGCCTCAGAAGCGCGGTCATAAGCGAAATCGGCATTGTAATTCAATTCGACATGACGGAAGTAGCCCTGAAGAATCTCGGCTGTGTCCTTATCCGCCCCATCATTGATCGGGTTCACAGTAGCAGAGGGCCGATTCTGGCGCTCCTCATTCACGAGCTGGTCAATGAACGGATTGGTCCGGTCAATCGTTAAGCAAGGGCGCCCGGCTTTCTTGCGCTTCGCTCGTTCCTCTTCCGGCCACTGATTATCCGGATCACAGAAAAGCAAGTCTTCGAGCTGCTTCTCACGCCGTTCCTTTTCGGCTTCATAGGCAAGATCACGCCGCTTCCGGATTCGCTCCAGAATCTTCTGATCTGCCTTGGAAACCGAGTCAGGATAATTCATCACTTCCACCCATGCTCGGCTTGCTTTAGTTCAACGGCACGGATGCGCGAAGCGGCCACATCATCCGTAGCTGCAAGCCTCTGCTGTTCCCCGCGCATCAACAGCATGTCGGTATGCGCGTTATCGCTGCGCTCGATCATTACGGCCATCTGCTTTTGCATGTTCATCGTGGAATAACAGAGCCAGCTAACCAGCCCCGCGATCATCCACATAAGCGCACGGTTCATGGCTTCGGTAAACGTCAACTGCCTTCGTTCAGCATGCATTTCACCCTCCCCGTAAACGGGGCAAGTCCCGGAAACTTCCTTAGGCCGAATGGTCACAGCTTGCCTCCTGCAAATCCAACGGCCACGCCAGCGGCAAAGCCTTCGATACGCCCTCTCCAGCGCGATTCCTTTACCGCGTCCTTCCAGGCATTCGTGGCGGCCTGCTGGGCCATGAAAGCCTTGTGTTCGTCCTGATAGGCGTTCATCCACTGGTCAGACTTCGCGGTCTGATCGGCAAGCGCGATCTTCAATCCCTTGATCTGCGTATCCTGGGCCTTAATCAACACATCCTGAGCGGCGATAACCTGATCTCGGTTATCACTACCCACAGCCTGCGAGACGGCTGGATTGGCACCCGGCGTAGCAGGAAGGGGAACGAGCGGCTTGGCTGCCAAGAGCCGCTTAAGACGCGCCACTTCTGCCCGATCCACGTCATTCTGGGCCGCCGCCAGTTCCGCCGCATGGTCCGGGATCTGTTGGGCCGCGTTGGCATGGGTCTGAGCCTCCTGGTCCTGCTGATGGGCCGCCACTTCATTCTGTGAGCCCTGATGCTTGTGATACGATTCCAGGGCTGTCACCACGCCCCACAGCAGCACGAGAGCCGCGCCGAAAGCCGCCAGGATCTGCCAGAGCTTCGGCTTCATGGCTTCACCACATGCCAGAGCCGAGCGGTCAACATCATCAACCATGCAAGGCAGATATCGAGGCCCAAAATCCAGATGAACGAGGCCACGATTTCAGGCAGCGCATTCGCCATAGCGACTAAAACGTGAAAAGGCCAGAGGATAATCATTGCGGCGCCTCGCCCTTTTCTTCCTTCTTCCGGTAGGCAACGCCAGCCAAGGTCGCCACAAGGCCGCCAGAGAAGGTCAGAGCGCCAACCGCACCCGCGCCAAGGTCCCCGTTCTTCCTGATCCAGAAAGCGCAGGCAACGCCAATTCCGAGGAACACACCACACAACACAATCGCGGCAATCGCCATAACGTGCCGCTTGGTTGAGGGCTCTCCATAATGGGAAAGGACGCGCCCGATCCAGTTCATGCGATCACCTGGATCTGGTCAGGGTTCAGGTCATGAACCGCTTGGCGGCCAGGTCGGGGGATAACGATGCACCCCTCGGATTCCTGCCCTGTCCGGCGAGGGTCGATGGCAGGGCCATGAACCCAAAAGCCGGAGCGCCCGAACGTCTCGCCCTCAATCTGGGTCAGCGGAGCGCACATCGGGCCAAGCCGAGGATGATTTTGCCACTTCCCGACGCGATAAAGCCCCCTGGGCAGGGGGCCAACGGCCTGGACGTCTTCCATGATGGGGTTGTTGAGGCCCTGCCCGTGGCCCGCCCAGCCCAGCGCAACAGTAGCCCCATCATTGTTAGTGATGAGGCCCGCGGATTGGCTGTATGTCAGGGTGAGGGTCATCGGCACCGAAATGTGCCGGGCCTTACTTGAGGAGGGGTTTGTCTAGGTGGGCCTCTAAGTTGATGAGCCCTAGCATTATGGTTTCGTCCCCCGTGTAGTGCCCGGCACCTCAGTGTTAGGCAACTCCGTTATACGTGCGTAGAATAAAAAAGGCCCCGGTTAAGGGGCCTTCCATTGCAATGAATCCCTGGGGCCTCGCGCTACTGAGGCGATGTGGCGTTACCAAGTGGCACTTGGCATAGCTGGCACTTGATCCCGACCCCTCCACCCTAGAAATGGGCCACATGACGGGCTTCATCTGCGTGTCTCAACGGCATTAGGGTGCTTTCTCATCGTAGCCTTCACAGCCCGGCTCTGCGCCGGTCTCTGGCCCCGTATTCCGCATTGGCTTCCACGCCGCCCAGGGAATTGAAACCGGATGGTGGCCCATCATTTTGCGAACGCCACTATTTTTTGATGGCCTGCACTTTCGTTATCGAGCCTCGGCGTTTACACGTCTTGGCACAGGCATCCGGTATTGGTTTGCTGGATGGTGCATTGCTTTTAAGGCCAATGAATGAGGGCCACTAGGGTTTGAGCGTCTGGTTATCATCCAGCCAACATCCCTAGCCGTGTATCTCCCCTTGCACCTGGGGCGGGTGATGGGCCCGCTTCCGCCTGCATCCAGCGATTTCAAAGATCAACTCAACATGACCATTCTAGGCCGTGCCACTTCCCCGTCAAGGGGTTTTCATCTTCCACGCCTTGTAAACTGTCGCCATACAAACCCTATGATGCCGCATGGCGAGCTTGTAATCCCGGCATGGATCGGCATGGATGGCTGCTAGCGTGATTCTGTGTTCGTCAACCATCTGAGACCGCCGAAGGTCAGCAGCGGCCCTTGCTGCCACCTCAGCCGCGTTTGCCACGCCCTGCTCATGGAGGATTGAGGCCAGGAAGGTGGTGAGGAAGTCGGTCACAGATCGACCATCGACAAAAGCGCTCCCACGGCTAGAAGCGGGGCCGCGATGGTGATTGTCAATGGTGCAAGTGGGATAGTGAGCAACACGCCGAGGAGCCGAACCCATTTCTTCGGGTGACCTTCGACCAGATGCATGATCGGCAATCCGATCCAGAATGCAATGTCTAGAATCTTATCGGCCCAAGTGTTCACAGCTTCTCCAGCGCGGCGCTGAATGCTTCAATGGCATTAGTAAATTCCTGGGGAAGCTGGATCAAATGTCCTAGCTCTTCTGTCTGTGAATCGTTCTCGGCTTGAATCGCCGCCTCCAGCACGGCTAGGATCTTGGGGGCTAGTTCTACCATCACATCCTTATGGTAGGTCATCCAATGTGCATAGCGGTTTGGGTCATTAGCCCATTCCTTCAGTTCCTCAAGCCTCATCTCTCACCCCATCCAGCTATTATCGGTCATCCTGCCACGCCGCGCAAGCATGGCCTCGAAATCGTCCTCTTCCTGAACCTCTACCTTGTTCTTCAGCCCAAACTTGATGATCGGCTCAAGGCCGTAACGGGCAGCCGCCCAAGTGTTATCGAACTTCCCAGTCGTAGTGCGGAGAATGTCGCCGGTCAAGCGGTCCTTCTTCCAACTCCAGTTCTTCGCCTCTTCCTGGGCCAACTTGCAGCGCGGGTGGATAATTATGTTCTTGTAGGTCCGGAGGTGGTCAATGCCGTCCTCTTCGCAGCCCTTCCACTTCTCACACGCTACTACTCGGTTGTATCCGGCCCGTCTGACTGCGCTGATCGTCTCGGGTCGGCTTGAGTCAGCCCGCGCGATGTAATTCCTAGCGCCTGGGATCTCATCCCACAGGGCAGGCAGATCATCCGTGTCCACTTCAAGCCCAGCGGCTTCATACTCGATGTAGAGATCGCCCTCCCAGATCCACATACGGATCATCGTGCCAGCGTCCTGGCTGAACCCGAAGTCAATCCCGTGGTAGGGGCCATCCCACAGCCCCTCGACCGGCGTAAACTCGCGGACCTTCCAGCGGCCACGGAGGATCTGGGCATCGCTCACACGACGATAACCACCCCCCCAAACGTGGTGGGCTGTGTCCGGGTCCACTTGGTAGAGGTAATCCTTTTCCTTCTTCAATACGTCCGGGAACCACGGATTATCCTGCCAGTTCATCTCCACCACAACACAATCAGGCGGGGAATGCTTCACGAACCGCACGTCAACCGGGTCCGTTTCCTCATCCGGATTGTAGGTAATCCAGATTTCCGAGCCAGCCTTGCGAATTGTCGGGATCAATAACTCCCAGCTTCTATCACTTACAGTATGTGCTTCCTCAACCCACACGATGTCGATACCTTCAAAACTCTTGATTGACTCACTTGTGAGGTTGCCGAGCCCCTGGAAAATGAACTCTGTCCCGTTATGCCCCTTTATTTCTGTTTTCAGCACGTCGTAATAGCTTGACATTCCAAGCAATTCGATCTGATCCAGGATCAGTTTATACGACGAATCCTTGATGCTCTTCTGAACCTCACGGGCGCATAGAATGCGCTTCTTCGACTGCAACCCCAACGCTGGCAATACTCTACCCACAGACCAAGACTTAGCCGAGCCGCGCCCGCCCTTGATCACCTTGTATCGGTGTGGGGTGAACAGTGGCCCGGCCAGCTTGGCTGGGATCTCGATGTTGACGTCCTGGCTACCCATTAGGCTTCACCGGGAGGATATTGAGTGACACAGGGGCCGCATCGTCTCTTCCGGGCTCCTTGAGGCCCTTCCCGGCCGTGAGCAACCCCATCCCCATCTGCCCCGCCTTGTTCGCCAGCTCAGTGCAGGCGGCCACGGTTCGCATATCCTCAGCGGTTGAGCCAGGCTGAATCTCCTGCGCCGCCCTGAGCCCGTGCTTCGCCATGATCCGAGCCGTCTCCCCCTGAATTCTGGCCGTCTCAACTAGTTGATTCGTAAGGCCTTTTAGATGATCGGCGAGCGTTCGGACCGATATTCGGTCAGTAATCGGCATACGGTCAAAATCTGATTCCGCAGTTGCTAGCCTCTCTGCTACGTCTTTGATAGTTTCCATCCGGTCAGAAAACCGCCCTACAAGAGTAGATTTGGCTACCTTCATGTCCTTTGCGACTTTGGCGTATGATTCCCCAGCGGCCAGCTTACGGGCGGCTTCGGCCCATTGCCTGTCATCCAGCTTCGAGGGGCGGCCCGCCTTACCCATGCGTCCTCCCCGTCCTAGCCTGATTCTGCTTCCTGACCATCCGGCCAAACTTCCGGCGCTCTCGCTTGGTGTAGGTTTGTCTTGCCCAGTGTGCGGTCACTTGAACGCCTCCCGGTGCCACTCAAGCCAAAGCTGGAGGCTCAGGAGTGACACAACGGCAGCCGAGGCAATGGTGTAGAACCCCGGCTTCACAATGGCGCTCACAAGCCAGACCCCAGCGAGGAGGCACGGGCCGTAGTCTTTTGTCTTGGCATTCATCGGAACCCCTTTTTGATCCATCCCCAGAATATGCAGCCTAGAAGTATCAGGAGGATGGCTGATATCCAGGCGACCATGAAGAAGCGGGATGGTTCGTCATCCCGGCTCATAAGTTCTTGCCTTTCTTGTTTTCCTGGTATTCCTGACTCGTAAGGTGCCAATAGCCGCAGAATGGGCAATAATAGGGCCGCAGGTCCAGTCCCCTAACCTCATGCTCCCGCCTGCGCTTCAACTCATACGCTTTGGCTTGGCTGTATGGGGGTTTGGTGCATTTCATCGCGGCGCTCCGCAACCATCGCAGGATTTCCGGCCTGGTTTCTGATCCTTTGCCTTGCGCCCGCAGTAACCGCATTCTCGGTTGCAGCTCTCTTCATACATCTTCTTTTGAAATTCAAATGCAGCCATGTTGTAGGCAGCTTGCGCAACGGCTGCTTCTACAAACATTATTCTTCCCTCGGCTGCTGAATTTTCAACTGCTCATGTGCTGCCTTGAGGAAGTCCAGCCATTCGCTGAATTCCTTGACGCTGAATTCGCGGGTCCGGTGGCCAATTAGGCAGATACCGCCCTCCCATCCTTGAGCCACTTGGGACGTTTCCTTGCGGAATGCCGAAGTCAGCAGGTTCTTCCACTCCTCCGGGCTCATCTTGACCCATTGCCCGTTGATGACCCATTTGAAATCCTGGGCTATTTCGTTCAGAATGGGCCACTGAGCCGCGTTTTGGGTCAGGCCGCGTGTTGGGTCCTGGATTGTGATGACCTGGCCTTCCTGGGCCGCCTGGACGGCTTCTAGGGCCAATCGTCGGCTTGGGTGAGGAGCGGGCTGGATGATGAACACGGATTTACTCACCGGATCACCCTCACATGCCCTTCCTGGAATAACCAGAGCATCGAAGCGTAGAATGACTCCAGGAACATGCAGTCTTTCTCGTGGCGGGTCAGGCTCCCGGCCCGTCCGTCCAGCCGGTCATGGCACTCCGGGCAGAGGTAGGCCCCAAGATCGTGAGATTTGAGGCCAATGCCCTTCCCGTAGCGCAGCCCGTTCGGGTGGCATAACACAATGCGGTCCTTGGCCCAGCTTCCGCAGAATTGGCAGTTTTCTACCTCTTGGGCTAGATCGCGCATCGCTGCCGAACGGACGTTGCTCATACCTTCTTCACCTGATATCCGAGGGCCTTGGCAAGAGCGACAAAGGCGGCTTCGGCTTCGGGCTGGATGGTGAAAACCGGAGCAGGTTCCACCAACTTGATGGTGTCAGCTTTGACATACCACGGGCCGGAGCCGGGGTCTTCGATCTTCCCAGCATCCTTATGTGTATCATGGTATCCCAGGAATTTCCCGACATAACGTGTGGGGTAATTATAACCAAGCCCTTCCACGGTATCCCCCGCCTTGAACTTCGGCGCCTCTTCCTTCTTCGCTTCCGGCTTCTTCATCTGCTTTGGGGCTGAGGGGACGAGTTCTAACTCATTAATTTCGTATGAGTTATAATGACCATTATTCCATTTTACGCGCGTCCCGAGTTGACCCAATGGGCTAACCCGTTCGATTACCCCGATACCATCATGCGGGTTATCGTAATAATGTGCCCAATGGCGTTTCCCGGCCGCACTCATCCTCACCACATCCCCAACCTTGAACGGGCGCGGCGTGGGATCGGCCTTCGTGAATCGCCCGCGCTCATCACGGACAACCTTGATTGTGGTTTCCTTCGTGTTAGTCAAGTTACCCTCCTTGGGGTTAGGTGCAAGGGCCAGGACCATCCCAGCCCTTACAGTGTAGGTTTTTCTAGGCGACGCGCCAGACCCTGACGCCGTTTTCTACGGTGCGACAAGTAAAGGTCCGGCCAAGACGCTTTTTGGCATTCAGTGCCTGCGGGTTGATACGGCGCATCAAACCCCTAAGGCTTTCACCATCTTTGGGCACCAAAAGGAAAGAATCCCCAACCTCCATTTCTTTCCATGGGTAGATATTATAAGGCCTACGGTTAGGCATAGGA